GTTAAATATGAAAACCAGTATTTACTTGCTAAAATAAGGGATGACGCGAAGTACATGCGAGCACTCTTGAAATTTCGCTTGTTCGTAATTCCTAATATGGTTTATATTTTGATGGAACGAGCTATCTCCAAAGTGAGGATGTCCTTGGAAAAAAAACGCATTCGTGTAGGACAGAAATGGGTCTGGGGAGGTATGGAGGAATTGTACCGTGTTCTTAATCCAGATGAGTCTTCCCGATCCTTTCACGATGGAGATTTTGAGAAATGGGACGTGTCAGTACTTCGTATCTTGGTGGAAATATACGAATCAGAAATGATGTCATACTTTTCTCGTGCGGAAGACCCAGATTTGTACGACTTGATAGCGGCTCTTGCTCATGAAGTTGCCTTACGGACTATAGATCGTATACAGCATGTCTTTTTTGATATATGGGTACGGGTGCAAGGCCATGTCCCTTCAGGGGCTTATCGAACCTCCCATATGAATTCATGGATTAATCTTTTCCTTCATTGTTGGTATATAGTATTCAAGATTACGAAAATGAGTCCTAAGGATCAAAAAAAAGCATGGGCTGGTATAGTTGAAGCTGTAATTTATATCGTTTATGGGGATGATCATGTTTGCTCAATAAAAAAAGACCCCTTTTGGCAAACTAACTTCGCTTATTCTGATTTTGTCGAATGGCTCTCGAAGAATTTTCGCATGGAAGTACGGGACATTAATAATTCTGACAGATTCGATTCGGAGGTGTCAAGAGATGGCATGATGTTGCGTCGAGGTGTTTGCTTTTTAAAACACTTTGCGGTTAAAAATACATGCGAGCTGCCTGGGCAAGCGCGATGGATTCCTTGGCGTCCCACCCTAGAAGTCCTTCCTCGGGTTGCATGGGGACGAGAGCCAGGCCGTCGAGACCTGGTAGACGTGGCCTTGTCCGTGATAGGTCACTCGTACGGAAATTATGCAAGTAATCGGCTAACTTATGATATGTTGCAATTTCTGTGGACTCGTCTAGCATACCGTTC